GAGTCATTTGTGAAATGTCAGAGATAGAAATGATGACCAAAAAGAAAAAGAAGACTACTCTTTTCCAAGGTCATTATAAAAAGGTGTCTGATGAAGCTAAATCAGACGATCTTATGTTCACCATCAGCAACTCAAATGATTGCTCCACCTGGTGTCAGAAGTTTGTCATGCCTGTTTTTGCCAATATGACACAGGGCTTAGTGGACTTTGATTTCCATGTTGTCATATGTAGAATTTTAAACTGCGTGACCGACAAGAAACTTCTTCTTCCTTCTGTGATGTTGGCTCAATTCCATTCAAATGTTATCTCTGCTCACGGCATAGAAAAACGAAATATGTTCAACTTCAATTCTCCTGGCATCTATGAGCTTAAGAGGCAATCTCAAACTAGAAAGTCAGGAAATAAAGAAAACTCCCTGATACAGCCTGGAAACAGATATATGAACAATCTTTCGAATATGATGCAAGGGATCCTGCACTACACTTCATCTATGCTTCATTCTGCCGTCATGCACACCTATCAATGGATGATACAAATGGTCTCACAAGAAAACACAAGTTTCAAGGCCAACAGATTATTTAGCACTATTGCTGTCTCATCGGACGATTCAGCCAGTCTTATAACTTTAATATGCAAAAAAGCTTCTAATGATCAGGAAGAGCTTCTTAGTCAGTGTGTTCTTGCTAAAACTTTCCTTTTAACTCTTTCTAAGATGGCGAAGTATCTGTACCCAAGATTCTCTGCCATTATCTCTCCTGAAAAGAGCGACATGGATGACTTTTCAGGAAAAGTGGAATTCAATTCGCTTTTTATCGTGAAAAACACTTTGATTAGCCCTATACTCAAGTTTGTTTATGCTGCAGTAACACCAAAAGTGTCAGATTCAATATCAGGAAGGCTTGACATATGGGGGAATCTTAGAATGCAACTACTATCAAATGGAGGTTCTTTTGGCCTCATATCTAGGATTCAAATTTGCCAGGCTTATGCACATTATCAATGCTTTGGTAGCGGAATATCTGAGAAATTTCCTGAGTATCGAGCTAGATTGAAAGAATATCCTTTGACTCAATTTGGATTCTTTACCTTTGAACCAGACGTCCTTTGTGGACTATTTGGAACCAGATTCGCTAACTATTTGCACATGGGATCTAGTGACAGAACTAAAGCAATGGTCTATGGAATGTTTTCAAAGAGAAATGCGATTTTGAACGAGTTTGGTTCAATTGACTTGGCTATAATAATTAGAATGGGCTCAAGAGAAGGGTACACAAAGTTTTTAAATAGAAATAACTATAGCCTTTTGAAGAACAAAAAATTGAAAGAAATCATACCCCCTGAATCTTACTTTCGAGATCCAGTCACCCCAGTTGAGCTAAACAGGGCAATATATCTAAAGATGTATTCTCATGATGCAGCTAGTACTTTCTCATTTGAGACAGGTGTTAGAATGATGCATTCTGCAGTTTACATCTTAGATTCAGCATGCCTATCAGTCTTAGACAAAGAAGAGGATGTTGTTGAAGTGAAAAACAAAGCAGAGGGGCTTCAGCATTACAAAGAAAAGTTTTCTCTCTTGAACCTTATAGATACTATGATGTCCAAAAGAATCATAATAAAAAAGCCAGAATCAAACACATATATTAACATGCAGTCACTCCTATATCCTCTTAAGAAGACATATGACCAAGCTTTGTATAGAGTTTCTGAAATGAAAAATGCCAGACTCATAAGATGTGAACAAAGAGCCTGTAAATTGCAAGTAATGAAGTTCACCACTCAGAGGACTCAAGCTGGATTCAACATACTCGATGTTTGTAGGCATCAGTGGTTCTCTAAAGAGAACGCTTATCATGATGTAATACAGATGCCTGATTCTGAAGTTTCTGACTTGATAGAGTACTTCAAACTATTATATCCTTGGTTCAAGGACACTTTCGAAGATTCTCTAAAGCATTCTGAGTTGCCCTTGTCTACTTTCATAAATAATATTAAAAATAATGTCGGGAAAAATTTCACCTGTACAACTCTAGCCCCACCTTACAGATCAGGAGACAACTCTTTCTCATTTGCTCAGCTTATAAGGAATAATTTTTCTAGAAATGGGATGCTTGTTGGAGCAGACTTGGAGATGAGCAGGGAAGAATTGTCTGGCAGGTACAAAGTTCTAAGATCTATATATAACCCTCCATCAACCCTTAGGTCCAGAGTGGACCCTCTAACTGATGCTCTAGCAGACCTTTATGAAACAAGATCTTCAGAGATATTGTCCTCTAGCAACTTCTCTGAGCTAACTATCGCCACAGAAGTGGCAATGATTATGAGAACAAAAGCATTTAGTTTCAAGAGTGCAAGTGTTTTTGATGAATCTGCAGCTCTTAAGAGAGTTAATATGATTCTCCTAGATTTGAGAAAAGACGATTACATTTTCTATTCTATGCCACAGGAGAGGAAAAAAGTGTCTGATCTAGTGTCTTTTTCAGGAAAAGGAGAGCTCATCTGCAAGCTTGGAAGTAAGTTATTTAGAATAGATCTAATTAATGATAAAATCAGTTACATCTTCTGTAATATCCAAAACTCCACTGACTTTTTGAGAATCTGGCCAAGACTGAGAAATAAGCTTTTTCAAGAAGGCTTTGTTGGACTATTTTCGAAATCTAATCCAAAAAAAGGAGGATTATTTTTGAGTAGATCTGGTCTTTCAACAAATAAGCCAGATGATGATAATTATTGTCTGGTGGAATTGTCTGACTATGACCATGTCAGTCGAATAATGTCTATAACTTCACTTGAGCATCTGTCATTCCAAGGTGCATCGGATTCAATTGTGTTAAGGCACAAACATTCTTCAGCATTACTAAAATTTAGAATGCCTGTGTCATCTATAAAGCAAAGTCCATCAACTGTGACTTGGGTGAGAGATAAAGTGACTTTCTCAGACATCTGGGCTAATGGAGACAAACTTGCTCCAGGAAACCTAGAGGAGATAATGTTTCCAATTATGAGCGAAATAACAAGAACTGGCAAAATGACTAAAATCGGAGAATGGATATGCTCCACAATAAAGTCACATGTTGAATCTAAGTATGGCAAATTCTCGCCAAATAGTTATAAGGCAGTTATACATGACTCTGAAGGGAAAAGAAGGGTCATGACTGTCACTTATAGTACTAAGGAGAATGAGAAATACTTTCCTGATTATACAAAAGAAGCAGCTGTAGCTGTCACTCAAAGCAGATTTCTGGATGATATGAATATATATGAGTCAGTGGTTGATATGAAAATAAGAAAAGACGAAGAGTTTGCTGAAGAACTAGCAGGCATGGGTAGTGATAACTTTTCTGATTCAGATGAATCAGTTGAAGATGAAGACTCAATGCCTCTAATGGCTGAATCCATAGCAGCTGCTAGGTCCTTCATGACTATTCACCAAGCAACTGAAAATATCTTATCAGCAAGACTTGCAGGAAGTTTGGGGTTCATGTGGGATGGCCAACTGGTCGCTCAACACCCCTTTTGGCATGAGATAGTGCATGGGTACTTCCTTGAATCTAGTCAAGACATTGTGATAGAACATTTCACTTCTCCTTACAAAGTCGAACCAAAAGACAAAAAAGAAAAAGAGTATAGATCTCTATTCCAAATACTAAATTTCGAAAGAGTTAAAGAGCCTGAGACCAATCTCCCTATGAGTGAGATTCCTTTTTATTAAAAATAGCATTATTGCTTACGCAAAGACGGG